AAACATCTCCTCGAACTCAGCCAACCGGCCGTGCACATACCCGCCAGGTTTCTTCTCGGTGCCCTGGTGATGCCCTCCGCACAGCCCGAGTATCTGCTTATGCGGTTCAGGGTTGCTCAGAGTACGCACGGAGCCCCTTACATGGTGTATGGCTGCCGGTGTGCCCTGTTGCCCTGAGAGCAAGTAGCAGGCAATACATCCAAACTCAGCAACCCTGGCCATGTATTCCCGCTCGCTCGCATTTGGTTTGCTCGATCTCTTCATCCTTCCCCCATCAATAACAGATCAGCGGTGTGTTTGGTGTGTTATGTTCGTTCAACTCTATACCGATCGTCGCTATCGTTATCAATCCAATGAGTAAACTGGTTGTAGCAATCACACGTTACCACGCCAACTATCCCACGCCTGTCAAAAACAATATACTCGACATCGCTGTCATCAATCTCCTGCTCGGTCAAGTCGCTGCCTGTTTCTTCGCAGTAGAAATTACCCTTTTTAAAAACTTTTATGTCCATCACCCTTCCCCAAACCAGTCGCGCTATATATCTTCAACATACCTTTTCAGGCTCCCGCACTTCTTACAAGTAAAGACCTGTATATGCTTCCTTCTCGCGCAAGACATCTGATGCGGAATCGTTCCTTCTCCACACGCACCTATAGCAGACATCGCGCATTCAAATTTACTTTTTGTTACGGTCTCTGACAGAACAGTCCATTCGTGTTTACAAAACATGATGCTCTCCTTGTTATTCGCCAAACCAAGAATCTGCTTTCTCTGCTCGGCGTTCCTGATGGTCTTCAATTGTGTGTCGGCGCTCTACTACTTCTCGATCCGCGCCGATCCCCTTGTCTGTCCTGGGGGAGCATCTTACGCACTTGTCGTCTTGGCTTCTGTGATTCGACGGCCCATGTACAGGGCAGTCAGCGATGTAATAGGAATTGTTGATGGTAAAGCTTCTGCTGCTCATTACTATGACCTTCCATGATTGTCGTTAAACCCATGCTCTTTCTCTGCTTTCTTTCTCGCAATGACCGCATCCTCTAACTCTTCGAAAACGCCTAGATGTATCTGCTTTAGGTCCACGGTCACGTAGGATCGCCATTTGCCAAGTCTTGCGCACCAGCTTACTCCCATCGTTCCGCTTGTGTTGTTGGATGAAATCCTGCGATTCTTATTATTTTCTTGACGGATCACATCCCTGAGATTCTTAATTCTGTTGTTTATTCTTACCCCGTCTATATGATCGATTTCATGAGTAGGGAATTTACCGTGCACATACAACCATGCCAATCTGTGTGCTCTATAGTTCTGTTGATCTACGCGGATAACTATGTATCCGTTCCCATCAACGCATCCAGCTACTGAGCCCTTAGAAGTTTGTCCCCCTCTGTTTTGGTTCCACGTAAAAGTCCCTGTGGCGGGATCATAAATAAGCAGAGATTTGAGTCTAGCGTGGGTAATCATATGCAATTCCTGTAAATTGCCCTGATTGAGGATCGCGGAAGGTAGTCAGGTACTACCGTTCGGATGGCCGTCCTATCCGCTAAGGCAACTATAGCATCAATAATTCTGCTCTGTTTCTAAATTGTCGTACTCGCTACCCCTTGGCTTGAACAGAATCACGCCCTTTTCTGTGCACCAGTCTTCGTGGCAACGTAGAGCATTAAACCGCTCCCCCTTGGTGGCCGGCCGCATGCCATCCCGACCCTTGCGTGACCAGCTCAGCCTGGTTCCATCGGCATCAACACCGAGCCATCTGGCGGTGAAAAGGTCGTGACAATCATTTGAGTTGAACGGCCGGGTTCCGTAGATGACACCCTCGGCATTGATCATCAGCGGCATGGTCACCCCGTTCTTTGCCATGAATTCAGCGGTGGTGGCCATCCACATTCTCCAAAGTTTGGCCATCCCCCACTTACCTGTGTTCTCCGGCTGGATGCTGATGACCAATATCGGATCAGCTTCAAGCGCGTCCTGAAGATTTGACATCAGCTGCGGCAGGCTATGTGCTGACAGCCTGAAGTCATCCATCAATATGACCCTTCGTCATCGTCGTCGTAATCGTGCCGAACTGGATTCACGATATCCATCCCAGCCGACCACAACACCAATACTGGGACACTCGTTAAGCCTACCGTGAGCAGAGCCAGAGCTATCCGGTCTGCAGTGCTTGTCATCAATGGCGACACTATGGCAACCATACAGACGATACCCATTAACGCCAGTATCGCGATGGCTGGGGCGTACTTTCTCATTGCGTACCTCCTGTTTTGACGCATCCCTCACAGTGAAGGCAATCTACGTCGCATTGCTTCCAAAGATCCGACTTGTGACCTACAACAACCGGCGACCCAGCCCGCTTAGTTGCCTCTGCCAGGCTACGCGCCTGCAATACGACCCGTCCAAGTTTTCCGTTGGGCTGGCGGATGGTCAGCGTATATTCCCGCAACGCCATATCATCGCGATGGATGCACTTATGGTCATCAGGCGCCGTGCATTCATCGCTGAGGCATTTGATATGGCTGCAGGTGGCGCCCTTAACCGGAACGCCTTTTACTCTACAGGTGGCCATCGGCATCAATCCTTTTGATGATGAATTCAAACTCAGCCTTTACACTGACGAGTTGAAGTTCAGCAGGGGTCATCGACTCGTCAACCTTTCGTAGCAACGCGGGAAGCTGGGACACGTTCCGGACCTTGCCAACCATGTTGTCGGTCAAGTCCTGGGGCCGGAAGAATTCAATCTCCAACCCCCGGCCGCCTCGGGTCTGCTTGATGCTGAAATATTCGGCCCGGTCAGGTATCCAGCCGATGCGATCACCCATTGTTAAGAACCTCATACAGCGCGTCCGAAACATCGGTCCCTTTTGTGAAGTCCTGGCCCAACTCCTGCAACCGATCTAACTCAGCGTTCAGCTGGTCTAAAGCTGTCGATGATGCAGCCCGAAGCTTTTCATGCTGAAGTGACAGCCGGTTGAACCGAACCTCAGACTCCTTGATCAGCTCCAGGAAATAGGCATCGCCGGTTATCGACTTGACTGCTTCGTCGTGCTCAATGTGGCTGGCTATTGTCCCGGTTTCAACGCCGATGCTGTTAGATGCATCGCGGAATGCTTTTAGCATTTTCGCCTGGCTATCCCGTTTCAACACAAGCATCCGCAAGTCTGATGGGACAATGCGGTCTAGGCAGTCATCCCGCGTTGCAAATTCAAAAGTGATATTCATTGTCATTCCCTCGTTAAGCCCCACTTACTGTATGCCCTTTGTGGCTCAATTTCCATAGGAAAAATTCCTATTTTAGTGTTGATTCCCCATCCTGATCGATCGCTTCTTGCCACTCCCTAGGCACTTCCCGCAGAACATACCCCCATCACCGAATCGCGTGATAGTCGTGGTTGAGCTGCCGCATTCGTCGCAAGTTTTCATCTCTCTATCCCTTTGTTAATATTGAAATCTCTCTGGCTTCTCTTGGTCTTCAGCGATTTTCTTATAGTCGCAATCAACGAAACGATTGTACTGGCCCTGGAAATCAACGTGATCAGTCCCGGGTTGTCCATCACGGAATTTGGAAGTGATGATCTCTGTGATATTGCCCATCGTTGAGTCTTCATCGTAATAGCTGTCACGATAGAGGAATTGGATAATATCGGCATCTTGCTCCACTGATCCTGATTCACGCAGATCTGAGTTAATCGGACGGTTGTCGCCCGTCCGGGTTTCCACTGCCCGGCTGAGTTGTGAGATAGCTATCACCACACAATCCAATTCTTTGGCCAGATTCTTCAGGCCTTGCGTGATCTTGGTAACCTCCTGGACCCTGTTTTCTGATTTTCCTGCATTCAAGAGCTGTATGAAGTCGATCATTATTGCCTTAATCGGCGCCTTTCGATGTTCGCGCCTGGCTCTTGAGCTCAGCTCCGATACGCTCAATCCCCCTTGGTCGTCAATGACCAGCGGCTTCCCTTTCATGCCGATCACTCCAGCGCTAACCCCTGACCACTCGTCGCGCTGTTTGTCTGGGTTCCGGATGAAATCCATGGGAACAGATCCAACCGCAGAGATCATGCGATTAGAGAGTTCCCTGTGTGGCATCTCTAGGCTAAAAATCATTGCCTTGCCGTGGTGCTGAACACAGTGGCGAATGATCTGCAGCCCCCAGGTTGTTTTGCCCATGCCTGGACGGGCGCCGATGACAACCAGGTTGCCCGGCCGGAACCCCATAATTCTGTTGTCGACCTTCAAAAGTCCAGTTCTGATGTGATTAGGGTCAGCCCCAAGCTCAAGAGCGTGTTCCATGGCCTCCAGGGCTGCCGTCATGGACTGTTCTATCGAAACCTGTGTGTTGGGTTGCTTTTCGCTCGAAAGAGCCGTGAACGCGATTTGAGCCTGTTCTAGCCTTTCCTGTGTTGTTAGCCCTGGCTCGTTGATTAATCCCTCTGTCTGCTTGACGAATGCCAGTAGCTCGCGCTCCTTGTGCTTGTCGATGACAGCCTTTTCGTAATTCTTCACGTTGGCAGTTGATGGCGTGCTCTGCTGGATGTCGACAAGGAGCGACAGATCAAGGTTCTCGTTGGCCTCCGCGAGCGTGATCACATCAACCGGTTGATTAGAAGACAACATGCTGGCGATCGTTTCATAAGCCTCTTTGTGCTGAGGGAAGTAGAACGCATCTGCCGGTATCGTCAGTTCGTCAAAAACCTTGTTGTCGATCAGTACGGCGCCGAGGATGCTTTGCTCCGCTTCCTGGCTGTATAGCTTTCGGTATTTCTCTTGCTGGTCTGCCTTGATCATGATCCCTCCTCGAATTGGCGCGTCTTGATCATAATATCTCCTTCAGGGCCGTGAGCAGGTAGATTGAAGTCAACATCTACTCCCCACGAGCTGTCCTCTGTCCAGTGCCGCAGAGCATAGCTTTCAAGCTCGGTTTCTGCGGTGACTAACAATGTTCCGTCTGCTCTGATTTCTGCTTTCATGTTTTACCCCTTGAGAGCTACCAGCTCTTCTATGGTTCGCTCAAAAACTTCTTGCCTAGCAATAAGGTCGATGCCGTGCTTGTTACCTCCATCAACACCAGACCAGAACTCCACGCGTTTAGTCAGCTTTGGAACGGCTGCAAAATATCTATCCCAAAACTCAAAGCTCTGGTGACGTTTGTCAGCATTCCATGACTTCCTGATAGTGTTTCGAACCTTGTCAGTCACCTTGATGCAGCGGCGAAGCGCCGGCAGGTTCTCGTTATACGAATCGACAATCTTTTGATAAGGGATAGGGTCAGCCTTCGTAGAAGATGACAAAGGTTGTTTCTTTCCATTCTCCCCTTCTTTACATTCTTGTTTGTGGTTACTTGCTGGTTGCTTGCTGGTTGCTTGCTGGTTCGGTTGCTGGTTATCAAGCTGGTGCGAAGGCCAGGAAGTTATTGTTATTACCGAGAATTTACTATAAATCTTGCTGGTTATTTCGCCGGTTGATTTTAGCTTCTTTATTGCTGTGCGAATCTGTTGCTCTGTAAGCCCAGTTTCGTCAGACAAGCTATGTCTACCTGTGACTAATTGACCAGCTTTCACGTCAACTCCTTTCCATCGATTGTCTTTGTGGTTGGCCTTGAGGAGTAAATGAGTCCACAGACGGCAGACATTGATATCGTCATACCACTCCCATTCAAGCATTTTTCTGTGGAGCTTGATCCATCCAGACACGCCTACGCATTCTCTGTGATTTCTTTTATCTCCATCGCTTTACCATGCAGCTCCTGAAGCTTGTTAACGATGATCTGGCGCGGCTTCCCTTTTTCCATATTGATGTTGTAGAGCGTCTGAACGTGGCAAGGAACCATCATCGCAATATCGCCTAGATCGCCTGGCATGTACTTGCTGATATCGGTAAGCATCTCTTTAGGGGTCATGCGTGTTCTCCTATTGATTTCTGCCAAGTATAGATGTGTCTTTTACACAAAACAACATCAATTTTTATTGACACAGCAATACAGCCGCGCTAAAGTCCCAACACACAACGAAACAACGGAGCAGAGAGATGAACGAAGAGCTGCAAAAGAAGATGCAAAAGCTGATGTACTTTCTGACAAAAAACTCAGCCAGAGGGAGTTACAGAGAGTTCTTGGAAGATTTGGATATATCGGAAGAAGACTATCAAGAAATCAAGCGTGTTTGGAAAGACCAGCTTGGCATCACGCCTTACGTTTAATCAACCCTTACCCGCTTAACTGCGGGTAAGCAAACAACCAACGGGAATTGAGGGGAAAGAAACATGAAACGGTATTTTTCAGAAGATGATTTCAACGTTAAGAACATGATCATTGATATCATCGCGGGAGTGTTAGGTATCACCCTATTTTTTGGCACCGTCTATACGGTAGAAGAGGGACATATCGGCATAAAGAAACGATTCAGCGAAGCAGTGGAGCAAGTCAACCCTGGCTTGCACTTCAAGATGCCTTTTATTGAAAGTATTGAGCCAATTGAAGTTCGTACACGAAAGAACGCAGAGAAGATGCCTTCTTCAACTTCCGAGCAAATGCCAGTCACCGTCGAAGTTTCTGTGAACTGGACGGTTGATAAAACTGCAGCTTTAGACCTGTATCGGAAGTATGGGGGCTTGGCTCAATTTGAGGCTCGAATATTGGACCCTCGTTTCCGTTCTGCAGCAAAGGATGTAATCCCTCATTTTACTGCAGAGAAACTAATTCAAGACCGGGCGGCAGCTATAAACGGCATCGAGTTAAAGCTGATCGAAGAGATGAAAGGATTCCCGGTATCAATGGACAATGTACAGATCGAAAACATCGTTTTGCCCGTAAAGTATATTCGATCAATTGAAACCAAGCAGACAGAGAAAAACCTAGCGGCTGCAGAAGAGCACAAGCTGGCACGTCAAGCATTAACAGCGGAACAAGCTGTCAACACGGCTAAGGCTGAACGGGACGCCAGGAAAGCCACAGCAGACGGCCAAGCCTATGCAGTGCGAGAGGCGGCTAAAGCGGAGGCAGAAGCTATCACGGTTAAAGGTGAAGCGGAAGCCAAGGCGATCAAGGCCAAATCTAATGCTCTGAAAGCGAATGCGCTTATCGTCAAGTTGACGGAAGCACAGCAGTGGGATGGCAAACTACCACAAACAATCCTTGGAAGCGGAGTTATGCCAATTTTGGATATGAGAAAGTAAATAACAAATCCTACTTACCCACTGCGGGTAAGTAGGTGAAGACACAACGAAACAACAACGAGGGGAAAGAGATGAGTGATAGAGAATATTGGATTAAGTTTTGGAAATACGCAGCTATTGTTTTCTGCATTTTTGTTACAAGCATGATCGGGAGCTGCCAGTCTAGCAAGTACCAGATCAGGAAAATGGTAGAAGCAGGGTCTTCAGCAACTGAGGCGGCGTGCGCTTATGAGATTCACGGAGCAGAGCTAACAGGCGAAGTGGCTGTTTTGTGCTTTCAGGTTATTAACGATCTGGGTTCTGATAAATAACCACCCAGCCTAACCAAAACAACAACGAGGGGAAAGAGATGAGTGTGAATTATATTGATCGAAGCAATGATGAAGAGATTATAGACATCGTTAGATCGGTAATGGATAACGGGACTGGCAATGCTGAGACTGCGAACGAGCATATCTTAATCAAGCTAATGCAACTCAGAGGTACGCCAATGACCAGCTTTGAGTTTGACCAAGAGCGGGTCGATTTTCACTTCAACCAATGGAAAATTTAAGCCCCTTAACCGGGGCTACACAACGAGGCCGGCATGAGGCAGATCCAAATCGCAGTAGCAATCCTGATAGTCCTGCTGGTGCTGGCCTTCTCCGGCGATGGCGACTACGCAGCAGCCCAGGCTGAGCAGGAAAATTATTGCGATCGGGTGGGTCTTGGGATTCACACGCACTGGAACAAAAGAATCGACTGCAACGATGCAAACGAAGGGAATAAGGCGATGATTGATAATCGAAGCGATAGGGTAAAAGAGATCTGCTCTTCTTATGTTGAGACGGGTTGCTTCAATTGCCCCCTGGGGAAGCCATGCTCAACCCAGCCAGGCGACACGAAGGAAATCTTCGATAAGCGAATGAATGCGGCGGCTGACGTTCTATCGGTACGGACGGAGGCTGTTGGCAATGGTTGACCATGACGGGTTGGTGACGCCAGAGGGCGCAGCCTTCAGCGATTACATCGAGTCCAAAGAAGACAACCCCTACACCAAGGGCACAGCAGAGCACGGGCGCTATGAATCGACTATGCGCCGTCTGTTGAAGTCTCACCAGGAGGCAGGAGCATGAACAAGTCAGAATCGATCAAGGAGCTGGCAACGGCTCTTTGTAAGGCGCAAGAGCAGATGTGCGGCGCTGTGAAGGACAGCAAGAACCCTTTCTTCAAGTCTTCATACGCTGACCTTGGCTCGATAGTGAAGGCAATTAAAGAGCCTTTTGCGGCCCATGGGTTGAGCTATTCACAGTTCCCTATGTTTGCTGATGGAAAGGTAGGCGTTGAAACCATCCTGATGCACGAATCTGGTGAGTGGATCAGCAGCGAACTCTATCTACCGATGGTCAAACAAGACCCACAAGCGGCCGGTTCGGCTATCACCTACGCTCGCCGTTATGCGCTCCAGGCTATCGCGGGTATCCCTTCAGAAGACGATGACGGGAACTATGCAACCAAGTCCACGGCTAAATCCACGGCTAAACCTATCGACGGTAAGGCGCTCAATGATATATATCAGTCATGCTCAAGCCAGGAAGCAGCGACAACGATGTGGAACGCTCTCACACCAGCAGAGCAGGAAGCACTCAACAGGGAGCTAGGACAATGAACGTAGTGCTATTTCAGGACATCACGACAGACACAAATCTTGAGATGTTGGAGAGGGCGGGAAGAAATACGAGGGACTCTATGTCGATATGGAGAACAAGGAGGAGCGTAAGTACGTAAAGGACAATGCGCTTTTTATCGGGAACATGATCAAGAAGCTGGACCGGGCTCGCATTGACAAGGCGCGAGACTACAAGGCCGAAGTCGAGAAAGAGGCCGGAGATATTAAGCAACGGCTGGAGGAAGCAAACAAGCCCTTCACCCTGCTGATTGACGAGCACAAAGCCAAGCGGGCGAAGATCCTGGCAGAAGAGAAGGCGAAGGTGGAAGCTGCGGCCCTTGTATTGCAGATCGAGCAGGACCACGAAAGCGCGATCATGATGGATAAGATTCAGACCATCGAGAAGGCAGAACGTGAACAAGAGCGTGTCGACAACATCGCCCGTATAGAGTCAGAAGCCGCTGAAAGGGCCGTACAGCAAGAGCAAGAGCGTGTCGACAAGGAAGCTAACCGTATCAAGCAAGAGGCCAAGAAGCGCGAAGCAGACAAGGTTCACGTAAGCAAAGTGCGCACTCATGCAAAGATGGCGCTTATCGGTCTAGGACTAGACGAGCCATTGGCCAAAAAGGTTATTTTGGCTATCAATGCTGGATCAATCGCTAACGTATCAATCAACTATTAACCATTGAGTAAGGAAAGACGATGAGAATCGGAATTGAATTAAAAGTGGACGTCAGGAAGATTGACAAAACCCGTCTGTATAAAGGGGAGAAGGGAACGTATCTGACCATGACCGCCTTTGTCGACCTGGATAACCAGGATCAATACGGGAACAACGGCATGATTACTCACGCCAAGCTGGAAGGAGAAGACCGAGCGCCTATCCTTGGCAACTCGAAGGTGTTCTGGTCTGATGGACAACAGCAGCAACAACAACGCCCAGCGCCGCGACAGCAACCGCAGCATCCACAACAACAGCCGCGCCCGATGGTTCCGCCTAACCGGCAGGGGGTTCAGCAGGGGCAACAGATGCAACAGCCTCAAGGCCAGGCTCAGGGCTTTGATGATTTCGATGACGACATACCTTTTAATTGACCCCGTTCTAAGCACTGTGTATGCTGTAGGCTAGGCATCACATAGGGCGGGGAAGATGGACGCAAAAAAGAAGACATGCTTTAAGTGCGGAGAGGAGAAATACCTCTCCGCATTCTATAAGCACAAGATGATGGCAGATGGCAGAGTCAACAAGTGCATCGAGTGTAACAAGAGAGATAATAGAGAGAACAGAGCATCGAATATTGAATATTATAGAGAGTATGACAAAAACAGAGGCATGAAAGAGCATAGGGTAAAGGCGAGAGATGAGTACGCGAAGACACCAGAAGGGCATGCCGCATACAAAAGAGCGCATGAAAAATACAGCCGAAATAACCCAATCAAGAAAGGAGCCTCAACTATAGTTGGAAACGCTGTTAGAGATGGAAAGCTAGAAAAACCTGATAGCTGCGAAAAGTGCGGGTCTAAGCCTAGCAGGCTTCACGGTCATCACGACGATTACGCGTTTCCATTGTCTGTTCGTTGGCTGTGTCCTGGCTGCCACTCCCAATGGCACAAGAAGAATGGAGAAGGCAAGAACGCACGATAACCACCAGAGCCTGCTAAACGGGTTCTTTGGAAGACGTCCGGTTACTTTTCAATCGTCTGGACAACGGGTGTTTAGTATCGATGCCGGGCGTCTTACCAAAGACAATGAGAGGGAATAGAGATGAGCGCAGAACTACTTGCCGAGAATAAGCGGCTAAGGGTGACAATCAAGCAACTCGAAGCAGATGTTACCCACCACAACCAGGGCTGGAACGCCTGTGTGGTTGAGAACAATGGGTTAAGGGAGCAGTTGGGTAGGTTCATGAAATTGGATTACACCGATGGGTCTTGCCGTGATGATCTGCGTGGTCTGCAGATAGCAATAGAGGGAGAGTCGTGAAGCCAAGATATAAGGCATGGTATGGGGGAGAGTGCCCGGTTGAGCCTGGCGTTAAATTTCATATCCTGTTCAGAGACGGCGGGGTTAACAACGGTGATATAACACAAGATGACAATGATCTTAACTGGTGGAAACACTCTAATGATAGGAATGACATCATAGCCTATCGAGTAATAGAGGGAGAGTCATGACCAGCAGCGATCTATATGAAAAGGCCGTGAAGGTGATCAGATCCGTCGATGATCCTAAGCAAGTACCGATGATGGTCCGATACTTCAACAGGGCAAAGCATAGGATCGGCTTCACATCTCTATACCGGGATATGATCGAGGTTATTTTTGAAGAGAAGATGCAGCAAATGGACTTGGCAGAGCAGGGGGAGGGGTGATGAATAATCTAATGTTGTTAATGTGGTGCGTCATCGGTGTTGTCATAGGATATTTCTTCGAAGACTCGCAAGGGATGTTCTTGTCGTGGATAACAGGGCTGCTGTTCAGTATTAGAAGCTTGATTCTAGAGTTGCCAGCACCACCCAATTAGACTAATAGGAGAGGGACGATGGGATTGATTAAAGAGATCAAGAGTAAAAGCTTTGCGAACGGCTCTGTCTATTTGTTGCATACAGCTGATGGACTGCCTGTTGAAGTAACCGATACGTTTCTACCTTTTTATACAAAGGATGCGATTGGTATAGGACAAAACGCTCTTAAAGATCAGGGGCTGGGAAGTAGGGCTGAGCGCTGGATGATCGGTGTCTCAACTATGTCGGGTTGCCCGGTGCGGTGCAAGTTCTGTGCGACTGGTAAGCTAAAGAAGTGGCGCAAACTTACTGCTGACGAGATGGTAGATCAGGTCGTATTCATCGTTAATAAGCACAAGGATATATACCCGACTGACTCTCAAGAGTTCAAGATCAACTGGACGCGAATGGGGGAGCCTTTCCTTAACGTTGGGGCTGTACGTGATGCAATCCGCGCAATCGATTTGATGTATCCAAACGTGCATCACTATGTATCAACGGTCGGCATCAGAAATTCTGACTTCTCATGGATTAAAGACAATATCACTCTGCAGTTAAGTGTTCACAGTTTTGATGAAGATCAGCGAGACTGGCTTATCCCAATCAAGAAGATGAAATTAGAGGAGATGGGTGCTATTCGCACTACGAGCAACTTGAAAACAACTGTCAATTTATCCCTTGTTCGGGAGGAGGATTTTAACATTGAAGAGCTAGTAAGGATTTTTCCTAAGGAGTACTTTTTCGTGAAGCTTAGCCCTATCAACCCCAACGATGTCAGCGATGCCAATGACATAAGCTCTGGCGTAATTACCGCCACAAACCTTGTTTAGGAGATTTACAATGGAAGAGAACATTAAAGCCCAACTAGAAGAAGCTGGATATGACTATGCAATTGCTATAGCCACCCAAGCTGAAATCGAAGCAGGAGCAGCCTGTGGACAATTGAGTATCATCGAAGAGGAGTTGCCAACACAACCAGAATAGGCGATACTGAACACGTGCCAGTTAAGTAGTCGGCACCGCTCTGTGGAAGGGGCGAAAGGTGAAAGACAGAGGGTTTAAGTTACGATTTCTGGCATACGGGTACTACTTCCACGTATGTCTTTAATCTCCCACTGTCAGGGGTCGTATCTTAAGCCCTTTTTTGTGTCTGGTCGAAAGACAAAGCCCATTTGAGGGCGGCACGATGTAGGTGGAAATCCTACCAGGCGCATCCCTCCTCCCTCCCTCTGAGCGTTGTAGTCTGTATATGTGGTGGCATTGCCGAATCAGGTCAAGATGCCCGCGCCTTCAAGGGTCGCAACCTTGAGATAGTCAGAGGTAGAAATGCCCCTTCATATACAGATTACCGGGTTCACTTATACAGAAACATTGCTATACTGGTTTAGCGCCTACCCTTAGCGGGGGAAACAGAGACCTCAATCACCTCTTGGCGCGTCTTTTCTGATTGATACCTTATGATTGAGGGGTACGACATGATCACCCAAGCAAGACTCAAAGAACTGCTTAAGTATGATCCAGAGACGGGCCGTTTCGTTTGGATAAAATCTACAGCTGCATGCATAGCGATAGGCGATGTTGCTGGAACTGTTGGCGCCCATGGATGCAAGAAATACATAACCATATGCATAGGCTATAAGATATACCGCGCTCATAGATTGGCTTGGTTGTATGTACATGGGTGTTTTCCGAGGCATCAAATAGACCATATAGATGGTGACGGAACAAACAACAAACTTGGAAATCTACGCGCAGTAACCCCAAAGCAAAATGGCAGGAATCTTAGGCTTAACATTAGAAACAAGTCAGGCTTTACTGGTGTCACATGGAGGCGGGCAAAGTCGATATGGACGGCACAGATCAAGGTTTCGGGAAAGAATATGCACTTGGGATGCTTTAAAACAATTGTAGATGCTGTAGCCGCTAGAATCAGGGCAAATAAAAAATATGGATATCATGAAAACCACGGACAGAACCGCCCTTTGTGAGACTATCGGAGCATAGAGGCAAGGAGATCAAAGGACAATGTGTCCCTAGGGTCTCATTAGACAGACTATTGGAGAATGATATGAAGCACGAAGCAAGTTTATCAATTTCAAGAGTTCACAACTCAGGCTGTGAAGATTACATCGCCTTGCGTATTGAAGATGACGACGCCCATATTCAGTTTGTTGAGTTAGAAATACCCTTTAAAGCTTTTTCAGAGGCGTTAACAGGTCTGTCCTCCCGGCCATGCCTCATGGTGGTGCGAGGACTCGACAAAGTAGGTAAGAAACAAGAGATGATCCATCCGTTCAATTTCGAGCTGCCTGAGGATGCAGAGTATAGGGATAAGGAATCCGCTAGAACTGCGCTGTCGTCGGCATGTCCGAAGGGTTGGACTGGGTCTGATTACTTTGGATCACAATCCAGCTTTTTTGAAGAAGATGGCAAGCAGTTTGCCTCAACCACTTTGCGCAGATGGGTTGATAAGCCAGATTCTGAAGATCAATAATGACAACTATTAACTGAAGGGAAGAGAGATGAGCACAATTGAACAGAAACCAAAGTTTCAGACGATCACAATCGTCTTAGACAATAAGAGTGACGCGGAAGCCCTGTGGAAGGTTGTAGACACTCAGACGTTTGATGACCATCTGACAAAAGAAGAGGAGAAATTCCTTCGATATCTTTCAAACTGGTTCAGCAACACAGCTCAACTAGGCGGCTAACCAATCAGACCAATAGGGGAAAGAAGATGCCCGAGCTAGACAAAAAAGACTGCTTCATAGTGGATGGCAGTAATGAGGCAGCAAGAAGCCTGATGACCAAACTATGCAAAAACGCGAGACCTGGCGCTGTGATCCTTGTGACTAACGAAGAGTTTGAGTGTCTGAAGAACAGTGTGATCAGGATTACGACTGAAGACGATTGGAAAGACCCGGCCAGTTAACCACCACTAAGCTAGTTATGTAGGAGATTGATATGATCATTGAGGAAGATGCAGTTATGCTGCCTTGTATCAGATGTAATAGCTCAGAGGTGGGCACAGAACTCAGATGCATGGGAAGTTATGTTCAAACCCTGTGCTATAACTGCGGCCGTAAAGGGCCGACATCGGAGCTGAGGAATAGAGCTGTATCTAAGTGGAATACAGAAGGCAGAGAGAGCTAGGAGAGGGATATGATCTATGTACAATGGTCTGTATTCGCATTGATCTTGTTGTTTACCACGCTGACCCTCATTATGGCGGTGGAGAGGGGTGACAAAACCTTGATATATTCAAATCTCACAACGATAGCGTGTGTTGTGGGCTGGGTTACGGCATTTACACAATGTTTATAGCCAGCTATAATGAACACTCATTCCCTCCTAGCCGGTCCCCTTCCGGCATTTGCCCGCAATCCATCGCGGGCTTTTTTCTGGTATAATTAAGACTCATCCATTGCACATAGGTGTTTCATGGACCAGATCAAAGAAGACGCTAAGAACAGCGTTGTTCACATCCTAGACCAGATCTGCGATAAGATGGCAATTGACCGGGTTACACTCTATGTTCTGATTGAAGAGATCATGGAGGACGAAGGCTTTATCGAGACTGAATCCACAAAGGAGAGACTGCATTGAAGATTAACTGGCAAAGCCCCGAAGCATGGAACCCTTATGCCACTCCAAGCATGTGGAGCATGGCGTCTGCTAATCTGTTTATGAACCCTGGTTCCTATGATGTAAACAAATTGGTCCGCATGTGGATGGACCCGGTAGGTTATCTTTATGCCACACAAAGCAAAGCCAAAGACAAAGCGAGCAAAGAAGCGCAAAGTCGCTAAGGTACTGAGAGAAGCCAAAGCCGGTACTCTTCGCACATCGGCGGGCAAGAAGCCAGTAAGCCGAGAGCAAGAGGTCGCAATTGCCTTGAATGAGGCAGGGGTCAAGAGGAAGGGCCGAAAGTCTAAGTAAACCCACACCGTAGAGGGTATGAAGATGGACGAACAGCGATTCGATGATCTAGTAGAAGACCTGAAGAGGCTGCAGAAGAGCTTTAACTGCAGGTATGCAGGCATCAAGCAAGCAGAAGGCAGCTCACCACGATACAAGGCAGCCAAGAGAGCAGCCCTTGATCTGAACAAGCTGTGTAAAAAGCACGGGCTTCCAGAAGACAAGCAAAGCCCAACCAAGAATTTAGAAGACAGAGTCTCTTTGCTTGAGAAGCAGGTTCTGCAGTTGAAAAACCCTCTTCCTAGTCAGTTCGGCCCACACAACGCTTTCGATCAGGGCGCAAGGCGCAGAGAGTTCACTAATCCACTAGATTGGGTCATGGCTAACAAGTAGAGAGTGGCATGAAACTATATCAAAGAAAAGAATTGGCATGGCAATTTCATATGAAAACCAAACAACTAGCTTGGGTGGAATTAACTCGTTTTAGCAATCTGGATGGCTGGTGCTTGTGGACTCCATTATTCAGCTATCATCGTGTAGAGGGGAGCGGGCTTTTCTTATGGTTCCCCCAAGCATGAACATAATTCCGTAGAGGCGGTTATGGCAACTAAACATAAAGAAATCGACGTTAAAAGATACCGAGTCTACTTGGCATTAGAGACAGCCTACCATAGTCTTAGTGCTGTATATTTCGAAATGCTCAGAATAGATTCAGACGCGTCCATCAAGGCGCATGATGCTGTAGGAAATGCATTAGGACCACTGTACCAAGAGCTAGAAGAGGCAGGCTTTTTTGTCTTAGGCCAGGCAGAATCCGAAGATGAGTGATTGGCTAACAGCACCAGAATTGAAACGACTGTACGAAGTCGGCAAGACGTGCTCTCTACTAGGTCAGAAGACAGAAGACATGGACAGAGCAGAGCTAATCGCTTTCATTGGTCATCTGAATGAGATTGTCAAGATTCACAAAGCAGGATTTGATGGCATCCGAGACGACTTAATATCGCTTCAAGACAGGATGCGGGAGGACAAGCAGTGAGTCTTAACAGCAAACAACAAGCATTCGTAGAAGCGTATTACGTTTACCATCTTGTTGATCCCAGAGACGGGGCTGTTTTCTACATCGGTAAGGGCAAAGGCAACAGGGTTGACCAGCACGAGAAAGATGCTATCAATCACATAGGACAGAACGCAGAGAAAGAAGCTAGGATAAGAGAAATTATTGATTCTGGTTATGAAGTAGAAAAGAACATAGTAGAGGGCTTTCGCAAAGAGCAGGATGCTTATGATTATGAAGAGGAGCAGATTAGCCTGTATGGCCTGGGTTCTTTAACTAACAAGATGCCAGGAGGAGGCACAGCCAGAGACAGCTTCAGCCTTATTGTGATGCGTGACCTAGTAGAATGCTTGTGGCGCTTCGATCCACTACCGAACATCACGCATCCTCTCAGGCATGAGATAGCATCATGGTTTTGGTATAAAGGGTATGATAAAGAGCAAAACTTAATGATCGCCAAAGACAGGGCGAAGTTTCTTAAAGAGCTAAACACCATCATAGAAGAGCAGTATGCAGGATGGTTTCTTGAGGTAGACTCATGGCGCGACCTACGAAATATAAACAAGACTACTGCGGGCTAGCAACCAACTACTGTTTGCTAGGAGCTACAGACGAAGAACTAGCGGTGTTCTTGGGCGTTGCTGTCTCTACAGTAAACAAGTGGAAGAAAGAAAAGCCTGAGTTTTCGGAGGCCATAAAAGAGGGCAAGTCTGTAGCTGATGCTAAAGTCGCTCAATCACTCTATAACCGAGCTCTCGGTTACACGCATAAAGACACCAAGTTTGCTACACATGAAGGCAAGATCACTGATACGAAGGAGTACGACAAGCATTATGCTCCTGACCCTACCTCTGCCATCTTCTGGCTAAAGAATCGACAGAAAGACAAGTGGCGTGATAAGAACGAACTAGACATTAAGGCAGAAGGCGTGGTTTTCAACATGGCATTCAATGGGGAGAAGGGTGATGAACAGTAAAGAAGTGAGAACGGAAACTCATACCAATTCATCACGCACCAAGAAAATGCGTCTAACACACATCCCAACCGGCAAAACTGTTGAAGGTGTAGGGTGGTCTCTTTATAAGTTGCGTTATGACCTTATGATTGATCTGGCGGAACTTGTCGGGGGAGAAGGGCGATGAGTGACAATCTAATCGATAAGGGATTCGAACGCGTACGCCCAGAGCTAACAGAGACTGAGCTGTTCTTTGAGCAATTCAAAGACGTTCGGGTTCTTCATAACGAGGAGTTCCCAGAGCTGAGATACTATCCAACAATCGAACACCTATATCAGATGTTCAAAAGCAGGATGGCGTCTGAGAGCAAATGAAGACCGTGACTTATGTAGCATCACCCACAGGCGCCCGTTTTCACCAATCCGATAAGGTTGTGCGGGGCTTCCTTGGTCCCGTTGGGAACGGCAAGAGCGTCTGCTGTATCAACGAGATGCACAGGCTAGCCGTACTCCAAGAGCCTAACAGCGAAGGTATACGCCTAACCAAGTGGGTCGTAGTCCGCAACACGCATGACCAGCTTGAAACAACCACGCTCGATACATTCAGGCAGTGGATTCCGCACGAGATATGCCCGGTAAACCTTAAGCCTATGCGCGGGAACATGGACTACCCGCTATCAGACGGAACCCGGGTAAAGGCCAAGTTTATATTCCTGGCATTGGACCGGCCTGACGATGTGCGGAAGCTGTTGGGTATTGAGTGCTCCGGCGTCTTTATGAACGAGGCGCGCGAGCTGCCATATGCTGTGCTTAAAGCTGCTCGTGAGCGTATCGGACGCTATCCCTCACAAGTAGACGGATATACAGACAAAGGCGAGTATAAGGCCCCTAGAGACTCTGAAGGCAACTACTACCCATGTACGCGTAAAGTCGTATTGATGGACACAAACCCACCAGATGACGAGCACTGGTGGTATCAGTTGGCAGAGGAAGGATGTCTCAAATCAAACCCAAGCCCTGAAGCAAAGAAGGCAGTAAAGGAGATGTTTGGTTTCTTTCGCGGTCCATCCCCTTTGGTCAAAGACGGCGGCGATTATAAACCAAATCCAGAGGCTGAGAACGTCTCACATTTGCTCGGCGGGTATAAGTATTACCTGGACATGATCGCCGGTAACACTGAAGACCACATTAACGTGATGGTTCTCGGTAATTACGGAACCATCAAAGACGGCAAGCCTGTATATCCACAGTATAACGACCGCCTACACTGCCCAGAGAAGCCACTGGGGGTGATTGAAGACTTACCCATAGGGTTAGGCTGGGATGGTGGTCTAACGCCCTCCTGCATCATTGGGCAGATGACAAAGCGCGGCCAGCTTCGGGTTATCGCTGAGCTTGTGTCTGAGGATATGGGAGTCAGGCAGTTTGCCAGGGATGTTGTGAAGCCGTTTCTTCAGCGTAATTTCTACGGAATCGAGGTGGCATTCTCGTATATCGACCCAGCAGGAAAGGGAAGGGGAGAAGCAGAAGCCAAATCAGCGATGGGTATCCTCAATGATGAATATATCGAAGACAATGAGGACGGCGACATTATCCAGCCACTCTCTCTCGGATTTGAAACTGAGCCTGCGCCCACAAACGACCCAACTAAACGCATTGATGCGGTCAATTCCTTCATCATTAAGATGGTTGACGGTGAGCCTGGTTATCTAGTAAGCAAGAAGTGCCCTATGATTAGAAAGGGCAAGATCGGCGGATATCAATACAAGCGAGTACAGGTGTCAGGTGAGGAGCGATATCGGGACAAGCCGGACAAGAACAAATACTCTCATCCTGCAGACGCTGAACAGTATATGGCTTTGGGTTTCGCCGGGGGTTACGTGATAGAATCGGCTGACGATTGGAACGATTATGAAGACGACTTCTCAGAAACAACAGTCATGGGCTATTAAAGATGCCAATTATTCCTATTAACGTAGAAGACCAAGAACTCGATAAAGAAGAAGAGCGCGATATAACCGAGCTTGAGGGCGTTGAGCTCTTGGCTGATATGTTCCTAGTATCAGAACCAGATCAAGAAGGGCGTATTACCTTCGCGCCTAAGCCTAACATCGCTGATATGTTCTCTGATGACACTCTGCTTAAGGTAGGGCGCCAGGCTAAGGAAGGACACGAAACAGACCAGGACAGCATGACAGAATGGTCTGAGGTGGTAGACTTCGGCCTTGACCTGGTTAAGCAGGAGACTCAATCACGTTCTGAACCATGGGATGGGGCGGCTAACTTCAAGTCCCCGGAGCTTATGAAGGCGGCTCTTAAGTTCAGCGATCGGTCATCCACTGAAATTCTACGTGGTTACAAGATTCTAAAGACCAAAGTAATCGGGAAAGATCCTGACAAACAAAAACTAGAGCGCGGTGAAAGAACGTCAGAGTTTGAAAACTGGCAGCTTAATGTAGAGATGCCAGAATGGAGGGACGAACACGAGAAAGTAATATACAAACTTCCCTACGTGGGGACAGAGTTCAAGAAGACGTTCTTCGATTCTCAGCTGGGGCGCCCAACCTCAAAACTAATTCAGTATCCAAATTTCTCTGTATCTCAAGACGCTACCTCAATGTCCCGCCTTCGCAGGTTCAGCGAGATTCACGACTTCTCAAAGAATGAAGTAATCGAGAAGCAACGGCAAGGCATTTGGCTGGACGTAGAGCTGAGTCTTGGTGATCGCGACGAGGAGACAGACGAAGAGTCAGAAGCTGACCAGTTCACAACCTTCATTGAGCAAGACGGCTTCTTCGATCTAGACAAGGACGGATACGAGGAGCCATATACCTTCGTATTTCAGGAGTCATCCGGGGTTGTGGTGCGGATCATGCCTAGATTCGAGCCTTCAGGGGTGCTGGTAAAGGATGAAAAAAACCTACGCGCATCCACTCTTGATCGACTTATGCAGGGCGGTGAGCTACCTAAGACAAGTGGTGAGCGCGAAGTAGTACGGATCAAGGCAGAAGAGAACATAACCATGTATGGGTTCCTGCATGATCCTCAGGGTGGATTCCTCAACGTAGGCTATACCCATCTGCTGAGCGCTATCGTTTCAGGCATCAACACAACCACCAACCAATTGGTTGACGCCGGTACTCTCGCCAATGTTCAAGGCGGCTTCCTTGCTCGAGGCTTCCGTAAGAAGATGGGATCAACCACGTTCAAGCCTGGTCAATGGTCACAGACTGGAATCCCAGCACAAGACCTTCAGAGTGGTATTCTGCCCCTGCCGGTCAAAGAGCCAAGCCCTACCCTATTTGCGCTAATGCAGTTCATGATTGCCAACGCCCAGGAACTAGCGGCTTCAGCGGACCTAAAAGGCGCTCTAGGGGCTAATGCTCCAGTTGGGACAACCCTTGCCCTTATTGACGAGCAGATGCAGGGCACGGGCGCTGTTGTTAAGCGCATCTATCGGTCAATGTCCTCGGAGTTCCGCAAGCTTCACAAGCTAAACGCTAAATTTGTAGACCCTGAACAATACCGGGAGATTCTAGATGATCCGCAAGCCGACTTTGAAGCTGACTTCAACTTACGCGGTATGGATATCGTGCCGGTGGCTAATCCTGAGATCGCGACTAAAACGCAGCGCATTATCATGGCTAATGCGGAACTATCGCAACTCCAGTTTGTATTGCTCGCGGGCGGTGATGCACGGCCACTCATTAAGAACTTCTTCGAAGCGATAGGTTCTAGTATTGGGGATGAAGTATTCCCTGAAGAAACGCCTGAGCAGGTGCTTCAGCGTATCCTGGCAGAGAACCCCCAGCTCCAGGCCCTTATCCTAGAAGAGCAAGAGCGCCTAGACCTGATCGCAGCGGCACAGGCTGACGCAATCGAACGTAACGAAGCGCGTGAAGATGCCCAGCTAGCAAGCACGCTAGACAAGGAAGATGCAGAGACGGCGTTGAAAGAAGCGCAGGCGATGAAGGTTGTAGACGATGCGGCGCTAGACCTAACCAAGCTGGAGTTAGAAGCGGGCCGACAGCTTGACGCCGAAGTACAGAGCAACATGCTGGTATTTGACCCGCAGACCGGAGACTTCGTTAATGGTTGATGTGAATATCCTGGGTGTTGGTATGGCTCAATTCCCTGATGAGATGCCCGTTAATGATATGCGGACGTTTCTTCAACGGAAGTTTCCGCCTATTGCCCAGCCTCAAGGGTTTCAGCCTAGCTTGACCACACAGACAGCAGGCGGGGCTCCTCTCTCTGCCGTTGATCCTTTCCAGATCGAAGCTATTGAAATGCAACAGCGTCAACAGGCTTTACAAGAAAGGCAAGCATTGCAATTCCCTGATCCAACGCAGCAGGAGCCGGGCCTAGGCCAGGTCGTTATTCCAGGCATTGAAGACACGCCTGCTGATATCGCGTTTACTGCTAAAGCCATCCAGGAGGGCGATATAAAAGCCGCTAGCCTTGGGCTTGCAGGCATTGCCGTTCCTGGTTTAAGCGCTGCGAAACTTGGGGCTGTTATACCTTTGCTGGGGAAGGCTGGCGCTAAATCGATCAATGACACAGGCGAAAAGGTATTTAAGATCAGATCAGGCGGAGCTAATCATAAAATCGATTCTCAAGGCCGTACATTTAGATTTAACAAAAGACGGGAAGAATGGATTGATATCAGCGGAACCCCTGGAGAAGCTAACACACTGAAGAGGCTGGACGAGATAAACAACGCAGGAGGCTTAGAAGCATTTGAGTCGGGCAAATCTCAGCGAGTAGAAGCGATAAGAGAAGAAGCAAATAAGCAGAGAGTTATCTCTGACGAAACGTTCAAGCTACAGCATCAAGCGCCAACAGTCACAGGCGGCTCAGGTGTTGCTGGAGTTGATGTGAATAGTACTATGCCCGATATATACGGCCCCAATGGTCTGCAATTCTACGGCACTGGACTTGATTACGACCAAAAAGCATTGTCTGTGATAAAATCCATGAAAGGAAAGCCGGGCAAAACGGTGACCATTTACAGGGCTGTTCCAAAAGAAATAGGGACCATAAACCCCGGTGATTGGGTGGCGACTACCAGAGAGTATGCTGTCGATCATTTGGGCACAGAAAAAAACTGGCATATTTTGACAAAGAAGGTCAAAGCCAAGGATATAGCCACAGATGGCAATTCCATTCACGAGTGGGGATATGATCCCAGATGAATAACCAGGCATTAACCAACCAACGCACAGCCCAGGAGCTGACAAATGGTATTAACCAAGGCGGACTTACAGGAGTGGAACAGCCACCCCGTAACCAAGGCGGTATTTAAGAAGATCGCACAAGAAGTAAACGATGCTCGAATCTCCTCAAGCATGATGGAGACAGTGGATCAGACGGCGCTTAGAACAGCGTACAAAGAAGGCTTTATCGATGGGGCTAGTGCATTGACTGAAGCATACGACGACGCCTTAGAGGAGGCTGACTAATGTTTAAACCTATCAAAGATGCGCTTGAGATAGACCCTCGGCTGATTGATGAACCTAAAATCATAGGTGAGGAGCTCAAGAAAGAACTAGCTCGAATCGAATCGGAGTTGCATCAGCTTTCGGATTACTGCGCAGCCTACGGTGAACTGTCTGCATCATGCGGCCATATTGTTAAAGCTCTTGAGACTTACGTCTCCCGATATGAGGAGGCTGATTAATGAGTAACGCACCAGTAGATCCAGTTGGTTTTTTGGTCCTAGTCGAGATTATCCCGGTACAGCTCACTTCGGCACTGGGTATCATCCTAAACTCTGCCGATGAGCAGGAACGAGAGCGTAAAGGGCGCGACCTTGCCCGTATTATTTCGTTCGGTCCTATCGCATATAAGGGCTATGCGGGTTGTGAATGTCCGCAGGATTGGGGAGTTACAGAGGGCGATATTGTAGAACTCACCACCCGGTATGAGGCAAAGTTTACCAGGGCGGCTGAATATCATCCTGATTATGCCAATTACCGTTATGTAAATGATGGAGACATTGCGGGCAAAGCGCGTGGTGATTTCTTGGGAATGCTGCAGCGTCAGTTAGGAGAAAACAATGAGTGAAGAACAGATCGCAGAAGCGCTAGGTGCGCAAGAGAACCTAGACCAGGTTGTCGAAGAGACGGTAGAGGACCAGGTAGAGCTTGACCTTTCCCCCGCTGAACAACGCGCCTATAACGATGGTTGGCGCCCAGAAGACCAGTTCGAAGGCAATCCTGACAACTGGAAGACCGCAGAGGCTTACAACCTCTATGGCGAGATGCAAGGCGAAGTCCGGGCGGCTAAGGCGGAAACGCGGCGGCTAAAGGAGGATACAGAGGCCCGTATTGCGAACCTCAACAAGTATCATGAGGCGCAACAGACTGCGGCCATCAACGATCTGAAGGCAAAGCAACGTCAAGCGGTATCAGAGGCTGATACGGAAGAGTTTGACCGGCTAGAAACTCAGATCAAACAGCACGAAACGGTGGATCCCGCTCCGGTAACGCAACAGGCAAAAGATCCAGTTATCGCGGCATGGGAAGAGAAGAATCCTTGGATTGGTGAGCCAGGCAACGAGAAAGCAGAGCAAGCGCAGGCGTTTTGGGCTGTTGCTGCTGCTAAACCTGGAGCAACTGCACAATCAGCGCTCGACTATGTTGATCAGCAGATTGCTAAACTCCACCCAGACCAGATCCCAACCAACCCGAGGCGCAATATGCCAACACAAACAGAGCAAAGCAGCCCTCGAAGCCGACAACGCGGCAATAAAGACCTCACTATGAACGATTTGACCAGTGACGAGCGTTCTCAATGGACACAGTTCGGATCGATGATGTTCAAAGATGAGAAAGAGTTTCTGAAAGCGGTTGCAGATGGGAGGAAGTCATAATGGAACGGACTACTAAGCGCGGACCTAAGCGCGGTGATGCGGCACAAGTGAATAAAGAGCGCCCTGCTCGTGTACCAATGGGATCAGGCAATAAACTATCAGCACCGAAACGAGAAGGCTATCAACGCTATTGGTCTATTACCGGGCCCGATCACCCTGGCAAGCTGGAGGAGATGAAGGCGGCATGGTGGGATATCGTAAAGCGTCAAGACGGTACAGATTGGACGGTAGCCGCAGGCAAGGGGAACACGCATGTCCTTATGGAGATTCCCCAAGAGTATTACGACAAGGACATGAAGGCACAACAGGATAGAAACATCGAAACTGATCAGAAGAACCTTCAGCGGTTGGGCGAAGATGAATACGTGCCGATGGGGCAGAATGCGGTGATCGAGCGCGATATTATCTGATAGCCTTTTGTTTTATATTCAATTCTGATATAGAATTGTACACATAACGCCCCCAAGCCTCTTAACAATGCTCACCCTGGGGGCTATAGCATATTTAGTGGTTGAGATGTAGAAGCATCCAATCCCTAATCAACCCCAGGTTAGATGACCTCCTTGATTAGTTAACGTTGGCCCGTGTGGGTCTATTTTAATTTTTCAACGAGGAATTTATCATGGCAGGCGGTTTTCGTCCCATCCAGGATTTGTCAGGTGGTGGTTATACCGGCAAAATCCAGACGTTCGCGGTTGACGCGACACATGCAACTCTGTTGTCAGTACATGATCTGGTCGTTGAGACCGGTAACTTGGAAGCCGCAACAGGTCTTTCTGAAGTTGATGCTATTAGCGCAGGTACTGGTAATCTGATTACCGGAACAATCGTGGCTATCGACACAAACATCTCTGATCTCGAACAACGCGGCTTGCCTGCTTCAACAGCTGGCACCGTGAAAGTTGCAGTTGATAATAACCTTCTGCTAGAAGCCGAAACCCTTGGTGGTACTTTCGCACTGACTGACGTGGGCGGTAACCTGCCTGTGACTGTCACTGCGGCAACTGCAACGGGTGGTCTGGTGAATTCAAACATGGTCGTTAATACAACCGGCGCGGCTGCTTCTTCTACTGAGCAGGTCCGTATCGTCGGTGTTAAAGACTCTGGGGATATTACTTTCCCCGCTCCCGTAGGTACGACTCTGATCGTTCGTATCAATGAATCCACTGTCAACGGCGCCGTAGGCGTATAAGGAGGCTATCATGAGTACTGTCACAACTGGCAATATTAGTCGACTCCTACAACCGGGCGTTGCAAGTGTATTCGGGCAAGCGTACGAAAAGCATCAAACCCAGCGAACCATGCTATTTGATACCGAAAACTCGACTAAATCATTTGAGATAGATCAACAATTTGAGGGGTTTGGTTTAGCCCCTGTTAAGCAGGAAGGTGCGGGCGTTGCTTATGACTCGCAACAGGAAGGTTTTACCCCGAAGTACCCCAACCTGACATATGCGAAAGGCTTTATCGTTACCAAGGAGGCGATGGACGACAACCTGTACAACCTGTTCGTCACTCGCGCTCGTGCGTTGGCTTTCTCCATGCAGCAGACGCGTGAAGTAGTAGCGGCCAACGTCTACAACCGAGGTTTTAACGCTGCCTTTTTGATGACTGGTGGTGACGGGGTGGAGTTGTTTAGTCAGCTTCACGTAAATGGCCCTAGTGATTCAACAACCTTTTCAAACGAACTAACAGTACCGGCTGCGTTTAGTGAGACTGCGCTTGAGAGTTTGCTGATTCAGGTTAACGAATCATTGGACCCGCGTGGTCTTCGCATCGCTCTACGGGGTGAGCGTCTGATTGGTCCGCCTAAGCTGAACTTCGAAATGGAGCGGGTTCTTAATTCAGTTCTCCAAAATGATTCCGGCAACAATGCCACGAACGCACTCCGGGCAACCGGTATGCTTCCTGGTGGTCACATGGTCAATAACTATTTGACCTCAGACAGTGCCTGGTTCATCAAGACGAACTCACCAGACGGGATGAAGCATAAACTTCGTCAAGAGGTGAGCTTCGAGCAGGATAACGACTTCGGTACTTCTAATGCTCGTTTCAAGGCTGACTTCCGGGAAGCCTACGGGTGGAGTGATCCACGCGGGGCTTTCGCAAGCGCAGGCGTTTAAATACTGGTGGGGGGTTAGTCTCCCCTCACTGCTTCTAAATTTTGAGGTGGTGTTATGACTCTAACTAATTTCCCTAATGGGGTATCGAGCTTTGGTATTCCGCAAATCTCAAACGGCGAGCGTAGCGGCGGTGGCTCTGTCTTCGGTAAGACTTACTTTGTCGATCCTACCAACGGTGTAGACGGCAATAAGGGCACTTCCCCAGACAAAGCACTAGCTACATTGACCCGCGCATTCGTCCTGATGAAGGATAACGACACCGTTATTTGCGCGCCTGGTGACTATACCGGTAACCATGTAACCCCTTTGAACTCTGTAGCGCCCTTCTGCTCAGTTATCGGTATGCAGGCGACTGCGTTGGGCCTCGGTCCGTTCGCTGCTGCTACTGATACCGCTAGTCCTATCCTGTCCATTCGGGCTCGTGGCTGGCGTGTGAGTGGTTTCGAGTTCGATGGTAATGCGGTTACTGAGTCCGTCCTGGCGACGACTTCAGGCACTTCTAACGCCAACTTCCTGCAGATGGATCATTGTCTGTTTACCGGTGGTTCTGTTGCTGGTATTGATTACTTTGGCGCGCCTACATTCTCGGCACTGTATCACAACGGCTTTACCCAGATGACAGGTGGATCAAGAATCCTCTGTTCAGATGCTTCGACTGATACCCCACGTTCCGGCCATATCTATGGCAACCGGTTCTGGGAAAACATCAATCACATTGCGATGAATCCCCGAGGCTTCAAAGATACTGTGATCGAGAAGAACACCTTCATGTTGGATGGCGTTTCTCGTGATGCGCTGGTTATGCTGGATACTCGCGGCGGTGGTGGCAATCAGATCATTGATAACTACTTCGACATCACACAAGCGCAGTTCACCGATGACGCTGCTACAGCGTTTATTCGGACTGCTGCAACTGACTACGGTGCAGGAAACCATCTTGCAGACGGTGAGCAGAACGCGCTGATCTCAGTGTAAAGGATAGGGGCTTCGGCCCCTCATTTGTTGGGGAACAAATTATGCCGATTTACGAACACCAATGTGTTGAGTGTGGGGAAGTTGAAGAGAACCTTCTATCCCTCAACCATGACCCACAGATCCATTGTGGCCAGGTTATGAAGAAATTGATTTCTTCCACTGCCCCTCCGATCTTTAAAGGTTCAGGTTTCTACGCTACTGAATATGGCGATCAGATGGAGAACCTGGGCACTAAGGCTCACAAACATCGTGTAAGCAAAGAGATGAAAGACCGTGGTTTGTCACCGAATAAGCCGGTGGATCGAGCAGAGAACGCACCAAGACAGATTTAGTTTCCCTTGCCAAGGATGGCCCCTTTGAGGATAGAACCATGTCAAGCACGCTAACATTTGCCTCTGAGACGACCAAGAATTTTGCCGCGAATCATCGCCGTGGACCTGAGTATAACGCCACTATTCAGAACCTCACTGATCAGTCTATTACGATCACAGTAACAAACCAAAGCGTTCAACATACCACATCGCCCACATTTGATACCCCGGCGGCGGGCGCCCTAGTCATTGCAGCAGGGGTTATCGGCACCATAACCGCTCCATACAAGGGGTGGCTCTTAACTGCAGCCGGGGCAGCAACTGGCACTGTAGAGATTACAGAGGCTGGCTGATATGCGCCGTAAAAGCCGCAGGAATACGCTTAGGCTGGGTGATTCTAACGCTATTGACGATATCACTGGCTTTAAGCACAAGCGCTCAGAGATGAAGAAGCTCAGTGGTGAGCAGAAAGGGCTTCTAACTCATAAGCGCAATTGGAATCCCGCACATCCTCAGCTAAAGATCAAAGGCCGCACCGATAAGATTGCTGTCGATGATACTCGAGTAAGAACCACAGATGAGTTTCCAGATAACCCGACACAGGATGATCTATAGTGGCAACTTCCGGGTCCGTTGACTTCACCCTGACGGCAGAAAAGGTTATCGAAAAGTCTTTCTCAAAGATCGGCGTCAAGGTCGCTGAGCAGTCGTTGCAGGCTTCAGAGATCCAGGACGGTCTGGACGAGCTAAACGTCATGCTCAAAGCCTGGCAGGGTCAAGGCTTGCACCTATGGTCTAAGCGCGAAGGCGTCATTTTCCTTGATAAGGGTAAGACTGATTACCTATTGGGCGCCACAGGTGACGAAGCAACGGATCTAGATGACTTTGTAGGCACCACCACCGACGCCGCAACAATCGCAACCGACGTATTGATACCTGTAACCAGTACAACCGGCATGGCCACATCAGATACCGTGGGCGTTGAGCTAGACGATGGTACTCGGCATTGGTCAACCATCAGTTCTATCGATCCAGGCGTATCAGTCACCATTGCGTCTGGTCTTGCCTCTGCTGCGGCGTCTGGGAACAGTGTGTTTACCTTCACCAGCCTGATTAAACGCCCTCTTCGAGTGATTGGAGCAAGGCGCAAGACATTTGCCGAAGATTCAGAGATTGAGGTGACCCAATTCAGCCGGTTCGATTACTTCAATCAGCCGAACAAGGAGTCTCAAGGCTCTGTTGTTAAGTATTACTATTCCCCACAGCTCGACAACGGGCGGTTTTATGTGTGGCAGACGGCATCAAGCATCAATGACTTTGTGCGGATCACTTACGAGCGCCCGATTGAAGACATTGACGATAAGACCGACAACCTAGATATGCCGGTCGAGTGGTTACAGGCGATTATCTACAACCTCGCAGCCCGGTTGGCTGATGATTACGATGCCCCAGTCTCTAAGGTCCAAAGCGTTACAGTAAAGGCGGCTGTTTTCTTGGATGAGATTAAAGGGTGGGACGAAGAGCCATCTTCAATCAATTTTCAGCCGGACTTCAGCTAATGCCTAGGCTTCCTCTAGAAATCGGTACAGGCTTCTACGAGAGCGCTTCCTTGCCCCTTAACGCCCAAAGGTGTATCAACCTATACCCTGTGGTTCCTCAGGCTACCACGAGCTTTAATAAGCGCGCGCTGTTCGGCACTCCTGGCATTAAGACCTTCACCACAACAGGCGCGACCATTACCGGGTTCAATCGCGGCTCTCAAGTGATGAAAGGGGTTCCATACTTCGTCAACGGTCAGCGCTTATATTCGATGGACTCGGCGGGGTTGGTCACTGACCATGGTGTAGTGGGGGGTGCGGGGCGAGTTTCGTTGGCTAATAATGGTCAATTTCTAGTGATTGTTATTCCAGGCGCTGACGCTTTCGCATTTGATAACGTCGCGAGTACGCTCACACAAATCACAGACCCCGACTTCATTTCGTCAAACACGGTAGTTTTCAAAGATGGATTCTTTGTCTTCTCTGCGTCTGATGGGAGTGTGTTCTTCAATTCAGCATTAAATGATCCATTCACTTATGACGCTCTCGACTTCGGAACGGCAGAGATCAACCCTGATCGAATCGTTGGACTTCACGTAAACCACAATGAGTTGTTCGTGGCTGGTGAGGAAACCATAGAGCTATTTCAGAATGTAGGCGGGGCTGGCTTCCCCTTTCAACGCATACCAGGCGCCAATATTCAGAAAGGCGTTTATGCAAAGTTTTCTCTCCGGGAGTTCGACAACACTTTCGTATTTGTAGGGGGGGGAGAGAATGAAGACCCTGCTATCTGGAAGGTTACGGGCTCGAGTTCGGTTCAGAAGATCTCGACCTCTGCTATCGATAACGCTATCCAAGAGTTTAACGAAGACGAAATCTCTAACGCTTTCGCCTGGGATTATGCAGAAGGCGGAAACTTCTTTGTAGGGTTCACGTTTGAGTCTAATCGAATTCCGTCTAAAACCTTTGTCTTTGATGCCACTACAACGGCCCTCTCTGGTGTTTCTACCTGGCACGAGAGACAGACCGGAGTCACTGATAATCGTTGGCGCGTAAACTCCATGCTTAGGATCTTCGGGAAGCATTTTGTGTTTGATCAGATCGACGGTCGGATCGGTGAGTTGGACCTAGGTACATTTGATGAATACGGAGAAACACTGTTCTGGTCTAAATCTTCAGCGCCATTCGCTCAGCAAGGCATAGCGTTCTTTTATGGTGAGATCGAACTATTCATGGAAGCGGGCGTGGGTTTAACTACCGGCCAAGGGTCTGACCCTGTTGTTCGAATGGACTTCTCTGATAATGGCGGGCGTTCGTTTTCGGCTGAGTTCCAACGCAATTATGGTAAGATTGGCGAATATAGCGCCAGGACTATTTGGCGCAGACAAGGAAGGATCCCAGTTCAGAGGATTGTAAGGTTCACCGGGTCCGATCCTGTAAAACGGAATATTCTCAGACTGGAATCTAATGCCGAATTAGGTACACAGTAATGGTAGACATTATAGCCCCTAGACGCGGCGAGATATTAACAGACGGCGGGAAGGGCACAACCCGTTTTATGGAGTATCTTGAACGCACGACTCAGACTGTTAACGAACAGGGTGAGATAGACGACACAGAGAACACTATAGCCGCCTCTCCTGCTGCATTGTCTGCGGTTATGAAAGAGTTAGACAGCGTACAAATAGAACTAGCAACGGTTGGTGCTACTAGCACGATGCTTGCCAGGGTGATTAAGCGGTTATCTGACCTTGAAGCAGAGGCAGAAACGGTCGGGGCTAATGGTGCAATGCTAGCCAGGGTGTTTAAACGGTTGGCTGACCTTGAGACGGCTTCTATAGGTACGGAAAGCGCGGCTATTGCTGCACTTCAAAGCTCAACATTTGATAGGCGTTATGCCTTACTGGTGGGTTGATGCAATTATTCGAGAAACAGCTTGGACAGCTAAGACCGGCCAATACAACGGCAGCGTCTATATACAGTCCTGGGACTAATGTAACGGCGGTTAGGTTGTCATTAGTTATCTGTAATACTACAGCGACCACCGCTAAATTCAGGGTATTCCATGACGACGATGGTACTACTTATGATGAATCCACGGCTTTGCTGTTTGATGCGGATATATTAGGGAATCACACAGTTGAGGTGGATGGATTCAAAGTAATGGATAATCCATCAGGCAATATTGCGGTTAGAACTGATACAGCCGATGCGCTTACATTCTCACTTTATGGAGCGGAAGTTGTATGATTACTGAATATCCGACACCTATACCAATTGAAACCTCTGACAGAGGTGGAAGGGGTGTTGCTGTATTCGTACAGGATCAGACTAGAGGTGTTTTAGATTTGCCGTTTTTGCAGGCTGGGAATTCGATCACGCTAGCAGCTAACACTGTTGTTGATTCAAACAATATCACCCTAACAGCCGGGCACGGGTTAACCACTGCGACGAACGCGGGCGATGTTATCGAGATTGCCGACGACACTAATGGATCGTTCTTCATTCAAGTCGAAATTGTAACTGTCACAGGGGATGTCGTGTTGCTGGATAGCCCAGTTAATAGGATATATACAACTGGCGGCTCATCTATATCCCACAGCATAAAAGCAATGAACGTAAACGGATCTGTAACGCCTCAGATATTCACAATAGCGCCGTTGTCGAATCAATCTGGAGATATGGTCAGGATCATATGCGAGATGAGAGACAACGCCGCTATGGATTTCGAAACTTTCGGAGGAGGCGCCGCACTAACTAATGGTTTGGTGGTACGAGTTGACAACGGCGACGGCACTTTCAGACACTTATACAACTTTAAATCCAATGGAGACATTATTGTTCAGGGATTCGACCATGATTTCGCTGAAAATATCGGTGGCGGAACGCGTGGATTTACTGCACGGATAACGTGGGCAGGTCAGCCAAAGCATGGTGTAGCAATAAGACTCGATGGAAGCCTGGGGGAAGAGCTACAAATGGTAGTTCAGGATGATTTGACTGGTTTAACCCGGTTGAATTGGGTGGCTCAAGGCTCAGAACTGCAGAACAACAACTAATTACAGGCTTTTATAAAATAGGTGATGCATGGCAACTAACAAGTCCCTAATCGACGGCATTCAGAACTCTGTTAATACGGCGGTCAACCTGTATACCTCTCCTGCTAATGGGGGGGGAACTCGTATCACTGCATTCACGGCCAGTTTGGATACAGCTACTGAGACGTACCGCGTCTTTGTCGGATCCAGCGCGGTGGCTGCGAAGGAGATAATCCAGGCGGTTGCTATCCAAGGGCCTGATCAAAATTCCCCCTTGGAGCTGATCAATCACTTTGTAACTGCTGGGGATAGCATCTTTGTGCAGGTATCGACCGGTTCAACGATTGTTGTTAGGGCCTCGGGCATCGAGTTTTGATTCTTGAGCCGACAACCGATCAGGCTCTGATCAAAGAGGTCATCTCTGATCCCGGTATATGGGATAGGATGGCTGAAGACGGAGTTGATAAAGAAGGTTTTTGGCCTAGCGTTGACGACAATACGTCTTGGTTGCTCTGTATTGACGATGGAGATATTTGTGGAATTATCTTGGCTCACATTGAAACCGGGTGTTCGATCAGTATTCACCCTTACCTGAAGCGAGAACATAGGCGGAAAGGTCGAGACATGATGACGGCATTGTTCAAACGGTTCATAGAACATACCCCGGCGGTTTTTGTTAAACTTAATGCTGTGGTGCCAGATTGTTACAAATCGACACAGAACTTTGCTAAGCGCGTTGGCTTTAAAGAAGAAGGAATAAGCCGGTGCAGTTACAGGAAGGACGGGGAAGTTTTTGATCGCAGGTTTTACGGTATCACCAGAAAAGAAATCGAGGCTAGATTATGAGTGTCATTAAGGACGTTGTAAGTGGTATCTTCGGTGGTTCTGGTGCCGCTAAAAAAGCGGGGGACGTTGGAGCTACATCGGCCCTTCAAGCTGGACAGGCCCGCGAAAGGCTAGCAAGGGAAGCTCTCCCGACGCTTCGAGGTCAACAAGAAGCAGGACTTCGAGCTTTCGAGCGTGGTCGCGCTGGATTACAGCCATTTAGAGAAGCAGGCGCTCGCGCATTAGAACAAGAGCAAGCGTTCCTAGGTGTGCTTGGTCCTGAACAACAGCAAGCGGCTTTTGCAGGATTCGCGGAATCACCCGGACAACGATTTCTGCAGGAGCGTGGCCAACGTGCACTACTTAGAAACGCATCAGCAACCGGCGGATTGGGTGGCGGGAATATACGCTCTGCGCTAGTACAGCAAGGTGTTGGTTTTGCCCAGCAGGATCTTCAAAATCAAATTTCTCGGTTGGGTGGGCTGGCTGGCAGGGGCCAAGAGGCAGCAGGCAGCCTGGCAGGACTAGAGCAGAATCTTGGAGGGCTCCAGCAACAGTTTGGCGCCAACGTGGGCAACATTCTAACAGGGGTAGGGGCGGCGAGAGGTCAGGCACTCCAGAAAGCTGGACAGGCTAGAGCTTCAGGCATCCTAGGCGCTCAGCAGGCGCAGGCGGGGCTAGGACAACAAGTCTTGGGAGCGGGCCTAGGCGCTGCTGCTGGAGGTGGCCTCTTAGGGGCTGGTGCTGCTGGGTTGTTCGGTGGTTCTGCTGGCGGTGGTGCTCTTATTGGGCTTCTTTCTGATATGCGTTTCAAGACTAACATCAAGAAAATTGGGGAACTAGACAGCGGTATCGGCTGGTATGAATGGCAATGGAAAGAAGACGCCCCTGATTGCAAAGGCGCTTTGTGCGTTGGTGTACTTGCTCAAGAAGTCCAACAAAAGATGCCTGAGGCTGTGATTGAGGTTGACGGATATCTAAGGGTTAACTATGAGGTGTTGCACTAATGGCGAACGGACTAGTACCAGACATCGGTGGGCAGCTTACTCGAGGTATTGGCGCTTTTGGTCAGTTGCAGTCTCAACAATTGAAACGTCAGCAAGTGCAACAGCAGCTAGCAGCCCAGCAAGCCCAACAGGCTCAACAAGCCGAATTGGCTAGATTACAACAGCAAGTATTGGGCGGACAGCAGCCGGTACAGCCTCTTGGCGGCCAGGGTGCGAGGTTACCTGTAGAGCAGCAGCAGGCGCAAGGTACCCAAGCCCTGGCTCAATTAGCTGTGCAATTTCCCGAACGGTTCGAACAGCTTAATACAAATCTCGGGCTTATTGATCAGACACGAAAAGAAGAAGCTGCAGACTTTGCTTTCCGTCTTCGGAATACGCCATTCAATCAAAGAGAACCTTTGATCGCACAACGTGAAAGTTCGCTGGGCGCGCAGCCGGGAAGAGACTCCCGAGACACATCAAGTCTTCGAGGGCTATCAGAAGTGGAGCAAAACCAAGCATTGGACACTGTACAAATTGCAGCTTTAAGCCCAGAGCAGCGGGTTGATATAGCCAGAGAAGGACCAGCCGCGCTTCAAAACATTATCGAAGCTGCTGGTGGTGGATTTATTGGTATTGATCCGAGAACCCGTAAATCTGTGTTTGTGCCGCCTCCTGCTGGAACACGCACAGAAAAACAGGTTCAAGCGGAAGAAAAAGAACAGGTAAAACGTGTCGAACAAGAAGTAAAAGATGAAACAACTCAATTTGATCGCGCCCAAAAGCTTCGCTCTGAGATATCAAAAGTTAGCACAGAGTTTGACAAGCTGAACTCAGCGTTTGGCCGCATTGAATCCTCTTCTGCTGACCCAAGCGCGGCGGGTGATTTGGCGCTTATCTTTAACTTCATGAAGATGCTTGATCCTGGTTCTGTTGTTCGAGAGGGGGAATTTGCGACAGCTCAGAACGCGGCTGGCATTGATACCAAGATCATCAACCAATACAACCGACTTTTGACTGGTGAACGTTTAGCACCGAAACAGAGAACCGATTTCTTGAATCAGTCACGTAACATCTTCGAGCGTGCGCAAAAAGACAACGTGAAGGCTGTAGACAAAATCGTTGATATTGGCAAGCAATTCGGAGTGAGTCGAGGGCAGTTGTTAGGCCGCAGGCTGGAAGACTTCACACCGGAAGATCTCAGCAACTTAAGTGATGAAGAGTTGCAAGCACTGTCTGCTGGAGACCAATAATGGCAACGGTTGCAGAACTACAAGCAGAGATTGCTAGGCGGCAACAATCTAAAGGCATTACACAACAGGAAGTGCAGGCAGAAATAGCCCGCAGACAACAAGCTGAGCAGCAGCCTGTTCAAACTCCTGTCCAGCCTGCCCAACAACCTCAGATTGACCCTAGTATCCTGGCTCAAGCACCAGAATTTCAACGACGGCAGCAGGCAGAAACAGAACGCAGGCAAAGGCTAGAAACTATCGGTGGCATTGTTGAGCCTGTGGCCGCGCTTGCTACTGGTGCCGTTGCTGAACCGGTCGCCGGGCTTGCTGGGCTTGCTGTGCTCCCATTCGAAGGGCCTGAAGCAGCGGCTAGAACAGTCGAGGAAACTCGGCAGGCATTGACGTTGCAGCCCGTAACAGAAACCGGCCAGCAAAGACTTCAGGCTGTAGGTGAAGCGATAGAGCCTGTATCTAAAGCAATAGAAGCAACAGAAGAGTTTACAGGTGATGTAGGCTTTGCGGTTGCTGGTCCTATCGGCGGGGCGATTGGTAAGGCTTTGCCGACGGCTGCTTTGTCTGCTTTAGGGATTCGTCGCAAGCCTGGCGCTGCTCCTGACATCTCAGAGCAAAGAGGGCGAGAGATACAATCAGCATTAGAGGCAAGCCAGCGGACTGGCGTTGATGTTCTAACATCGGATATCTTCCAGCCTAAATCAATCCTATCTAGGCTCTCACAGCAGTTCTCAGAGCGCGTCCCTTTGCTTGGTGTTGGTGGTAAGCGTGGAGCACAACAGCAACAGCGGATCGATGCTTTGGAAGACCTCAACCAGTCAATTCCGAGAATCGAAGCAGCTGATGTGTTTGACGGACTCCAAGCTAGCGCCAACCGCACACGAGTAGCCGCAGGGAAGCGTTTAAATGACGTTATAGAACAGATGAACCCTAACGGCCAGGTTGGAGTAGATAGTACCCTAGAGCGGATTGATGCGGCTTTGGCTAAACAGCAACGAACAGGAAAGCTTGAGAGCCCAGAACTAATCGCAGATCTTGAAAACCTGAAACAAACCGCACAGGAGGCTGGCCAGTCTTTTGAGTCTTTGCGGGAGTTCAGAACAGACGCGCGCGCGATTGCTGATAAAGTTGATCCCTCTGGGCGGTCTCAATTACGGTCTAGCGATAAGGCGTCTATGGATAGCGTCATCGATGGAATAACTGAAGATTTAGATGGTTTTGTGTTGGCTAATAGCGACGGGCGGACATTGGCGCGGTATAAAAAGGCCGATCAAATTTATGCCCAAGAAGCCGCAACTCTCACAAAGTCTCGACTTAAAACCGTACTGGATAGAGGTGATGTAAAGCCCGAATTGATAAACAACCTACTATTTAGCTCTGCACCGTCCGAAGTAAAGCTCTTGTTTAAGAGCCTGGATTCAACCGGCAGGCAGAATGCCAAGATGTCTCTATACCGACGCGCTCTTGATAACGCTACCAGGCAAGGAGAAGTGAGCCCTCAACGGTTCGCATCTGAACTAGACAAGCTCGGAAGTAATTTCAACACGTTTTTCCGTGGAGAATCGCGTGCTGAGTTGAATGGATTGAAAAAGCTGTTGGAAACTACAAAGAGAGCGGGTGAGACAGGCGTAGTTACTCCGACTGGTCAAGCATTACAGATTCCAGCTACAACTGCTGTATTGGCGGGGGCGGCGGTAGGGCAGCCCGCAGCAATTGCCACTCTTTTAGGAGCTTCAACAATTGGGCTTGCTGCTCGTGCTTATGAATCCGCTGGTGTTAGGAATATGCTGATACGGCTAGGAAAAGCGAAAAAACGCAGCACATTAGAAGCCGACTTACAAAGGTCAATCCCGATCCTTCTGGCAGAAGCAAATCGGGGAATAGAGCGAGAGCAACAAGCAGTGCAAAGTCCATCTGCAGAACCTCAGTCGAATCAAGTACAATGATTGATAATTTAAGTATACATGCTGCAGCAGCCACAGAGGAATAACCATGGCTAGTCGTTTTCAAACTCCGTTTTTTGATTCCGGAAATGGCATTCAGCCCGCCGATGGGAGCCAGTTGTTTTTCTTCTCTACAGGAACCAGCACGCCAAAAAATACCTTTAGCGACGCTGCTGCAACTACGGCGAACACAAATCCTGTCATCGCTGACGCTAACGGGCTGTTTTCAGATATTTTTATCGAGGGTGAGTACAAGGTACAGCTCAAGGATAAGAACGATGTGCAAAAATGGGAAGCTGACCCTGTGGTTTCTGTCACCCAAGATGTCACCATTGCCAATGTGAAAGACTTTGGCGCTACCGGTGATGGTACCACTGATGATTCTGCAGGAGTCCAAGCGGCTTATAATGCAGGCAGGAACATAGTGTATTACCCTGCTGGTACCTATGTATTTAACTCTACAGTTACTGCTAAATCCAATACCAAATCAATCGGTGACGGAATCGGCGCGTCCATCCTTAAGGCGGGCTCGGGGTTGGCTCTAACTGCTTCCTTGATCGTTAACGAAAACACCCCCGTTGCACGTGTGCGACAGGATGTCAATATTAGCTTTGAGGACATGACGATTGACGGCGGCGGCCGGACATATATCAGCTTCCCGACTGCAGGCTTTGACACAACAGGGGCAATGATCACGCTCAATGGCGTCGATGGCGCGGATGTTATGCGGGTCGAAGGGAAGAACCACCAATCAAACGGGCTGATTCAGGATCTAGGCTGCCGAAACCTTCGGATTCGTGATTCGATTTTCCACGATTGCGGAAAGGATGACTTTATCTCGAGCCCGGTATTCTCCCAGGCATTCGGGTCTACCCGTAAGATTGTAAACATTTCGAAAGCGAACCCCGCTGTAGTAACCATAGATGTCGCTCTAGCCTCTCTAGATAACGGAGAGAGCGTGTTTATCGAAGGTGTACAGGGCCTGGCTAGCATTCCAGACGGCGATTATGTCGTGGGCGGTGTGGCTACAAACACGTTTCAATTAACCGGGATTGATACCACCGGGGATGCAGGATTCGCTGACAATCAGTTGGCTTTTGTGGGCACAACTGGAGCAACCACTAACTGGGTCCCAAGCGAGAATACTACAATTGCTGGTTGTCATTTCTATGATAATCTACGTAGTGCTATATCCTTTATGCCAGCTCATGGCGGGATAGTCTCCGATTGTGCATTCGATAATAACGGCGAATCAACTATCTTCTCGGAGCGTGGCTCAAACATCATTATTACTGGGAACAAGTTTAATAAAACCACACTAACAGATATTACTGCTAATGCAATTGAGGTTAACAAGTGTGGCAACTTCCAGGTAGTTGATAATATTATTTCTGATACTGCTGCAGACGCTATCGCTATCCAGGGATGCGTAGGTGGTAGGGTGTCAGGGAATATCCTTAGGGATATTATTACAGATAATACTATTGTGTATCCCGAAAAACCCCTTGCTATTGCAGCTGGTATCAATGGAAATACCTTAGACAAGACTCGGGGCATTTTCTTATCTTCTTTGGCAGATTCATCGCTCTCCAATATCAATATTACAGATAATATTATAATTGATCAGCGAACTACCGCTCAAGCATCAGGAGGCATTGTTATATCCAAGGCAGGAACCGATGATATCGTCTTCGATGTGGATGTTAAGAATAACGATTTTGCTGCATCCGGTCTTACATCTGCAAACATGGTCAAGATTTTCGCTGCTGCGGTAGTTCTCACACACAAAATCAACATAAAAGGAAACAAAGGACATAGTTCAGAAGGGATGGTTGTACAACAAGCTACAGTCAGTTCAACAGGACTTGTTGCATTTAATGTAGGTTTCGTCCCAAGTATGATTCAAGTTGATGCAATCTTCTTGAATGCTACCAATCAACGTTGGTCTAGTACCTATGTCGTTAGAGATCGTACAAATATCACAAGCGGTACTTTAGGTATTGGACAGAGAGTTTCAGCAGATGGATTGGAAACTTCATCTACTGTCAATATTGATGCTGATAATTCAATCGTGACTAATGACTTCTATCGCATAACTAATGGCGCAGGTACAGGTAGGGCAGTCGCTGAGTTTTCTAGCTGGTTATGCGATAACACAGGTATAGGCGTTAATATGAACGTTGTTACAGCTGATGATGCAATTAGGCTTACTCTGGTATTCTATCCATAATGGACACATTCAATCTGATAGAGCTCCAGAAGGAACTGGAGCGAGATGAAGGCCGAAGGAACAAACCCTATCCAGACTCTGAGGGTATTTTGACTATTGGAGTTGGGTATAATCTTGAGAAGGGATTGCCTGATACGATCATTGATCAACTATTCTGCATCTCGACCAACCAGGCCATAGAGGACGCTGAGAGCTTGTTTAAGGGCTATAAAGGCCTATCCCCGGCAAGACAGCGGGTAGTCGTGAACATGGCCTTCAACCTCGGTAGAACACGCCTGAGGAAGTTTAAGAAGATGGTCGCAGCCGTTGGGCGCAAAGACTGGGATGATGCAGCAGATGAGATCTTAGATTCTGATGCGGCTAGAAAGCTGAAGACGAGATATGGAAGATTAGCCAAGATGATGAGGGAAGGATAATGAGCTTTCTAGACTTCATTAACCCATTTAACAAAGTCGCGGATATCGTCGACGAACTGGTAGAGGACAAAGACGCCTCGAACCAGATCAAAAAAGCGTTAACCATGGCTGCAGAAGAAACCTATCGAACAGAGCTTGAGACAAAAACTCTCCCATGGGTTGATGCCTTCCACAAGATGGGGCGCCAAATCACAGGCTATTTAGGGTATGCTTTAGCTTTCTACATGGTTCAAAAAGGCGGGGTTGACGCGATGGCTGTAATGGCTGCGGTTGCTCCTGGTGGAATTTACGCAGCATTCAAAAACAAGGGTAAGTGATGCCTAATTCAATGGGCCAGAACGCAAAACGAAAGCAGTCGAAGAAGAAGAAGGAAGAGGAAGCGGCTAAACGGCGGGCGGCTTCCCAAGCGGCGCCTAGTGTTCGAAAGAAGCGCAAAACGACTTCCCAAGCATCGCCTAGTGTAAGCAAGCGCCGGAATCCTCGGTAATGTACCAGATAGCGCTCATTGCTATTCTTGCTCTTGGCGTTATGGCCACCCAGAGAATTGGCAGTGATCGCTTCCACGTTGCTCATTTGTGCCTCTGGTCTTATGTGGCAAACCTGGCTATCGGTTATGAAGGCGGCTATATCTATCAGTCGCTATGGGAGCTAGGTATTATCGCTGCTCTCTACTTCATACCTGGCAAATTATCTATACTAGTCATGCGCCTATGCCTGGCCGCAATTTTTGTTAATCTCTTCTCATGGCGACCGGAAGGCTATAGTGATCCGGTCGAATTAAATGAAGCCATAATGCTCGTATTGTTCACGGTGCAAATGATGTTTATCTTCTCTCGCAGGCTAACGGATGGATCTTTTAGAATGGGTGAAAGGTTTCGCAGCTTTTGTGTCAATTGCCTCTCTGGCTCTGACCATCTACAAAGCGAGGCTGAAAAATGAACGACGTAATAAGCGCAGCCTGGCAGAGCGTGAAGAACGAGTGGATTAAACACGGCGTGAATACGGGAGCGGGTGTTACAGGGCAGTTCGTCTTACCTGATTGGTTTACTGTTCTCGGTGCTGTGGTGACTCTTTCGGTTAGTTGTATGATAGGGTTCAAGACATACAAGGAAATACAGGTTGTTCGGATCGAAGAGAAAAGGGCCAGGATTGCCCTAGCCCATGAAAGTAAGCGGTCGTCTGATAAGGTTTAGATGATTACAGGATAAAACAGGAAAGTCCCATACCAGCGATCTTGTTTCTTATCGTTAGTGATTAGATAGCTATTCTCCCCCAACTCCTTCACCCAATAAATCCCTTTCCCTTTTTGTGGGTCATGCGGGGTAAGCTGATCTTCGAAGGGTCCAGCAGTTTTACAGACGATATGCATAGCTTTTCCGCTGGTTATAAAGCTCGATAGCAAATAATGTTCTCTTTCTCCATATAACCCCAGCTAAACTCTTCTGCGATGGTCTTGGTCTTAATCACTCCTTGACCTATCATGCGCCATACAATCTCCACTCTGTCATTAGGCATGCAAGGCATCTTGTCACCATAGAACGCCTTGTATCGCGGTTTCTCTTTCATGATTCTCTCCTTGCTATCTATTCGACATTAGATGGCGAAGGGCTGCTTACTGCCCCTCGGGCCATTTCAACGCATCGCACTGACCTGAAAATACAAGCCAAGTTGCTTTGAGTCGGTAGCGCCATGAGCGAAAGCCGAGAGGGCGAGCAGGAACCCACCGGCCATTAATTTCCGTATGGGTGCTATTTGCCCCTTCGAGCGTTTTCTTTAGGGTTACGATTCCTGGTGCTCTCATATCTATCTCCAGTTGGTCAACTTATCCGTATTAGTTGGCGATCAGCCGAAGTTCTTGCGGGCGTCGGCTTCATTGTCAAAGAGCCCGCACCCCCAGAAGCTGAGGCTGCTTTCATCAAAAGCGCCGTACCCTTTGGCGGCCGGCGTCTTTGAAAAGGCTACACATGCGGCTCTAAAATCGGGCGCTTCGATGCGGGCGATCAGCTTGGCCTGAGATTCTGACCCCTGGGCGCGGTGCCCTTCTATCCAAATATTAAAAACAGGCATGGTTTCCTCCTTTGGCCAACTATTTGCCATTAGTACAAGCTATACGCACCCGCACCGCATAGGGTTGCGACAGTCACGCCCAGCGCCAGTTGTTGCCATGGGTGTACCATCGCATTCCGGTATTTAAAATCCCCAATGACCGCGAAAACGAAAACGGCGCATAGGCACCCCAGGACGATAGCCGCCAAAAGTTTCAATGATTCCATATTGCATTCTCCGTATTAGTTGGCGGGCGTTGCTTTGTCTCTCTCCCAGGCCCAACCGTCGAAAAAATCCTCATAATCGGTGCAGCCTGGGTCAAACGGATTTTCATAGTTTTCGCTTCTGATTCGCCTGCCGTTGTCACCCTGCTTATATATCTTGAAATGTTCCCTGCCCCGATCAAACGCAGTCACTGGTCAGCCTCCTTGGGATGCGTTAGGCACTTCCCGGTCTCTTCGTCGTAGTTGTCGCAACCCTCGGTCAGCAGGTAGACCCGCCCGCTAGACTTTAGCCGGTCCAGCTCCTTGCGGACCTCTGAGGCGGGCCCGCCAAACCAGTCGACCAGCTTGTGATCGCTCATATCGATAGCGTTCTGGACGGTCATTTGAACGTGTGCTGTGAATGCCTTTCCCATTGGTCGATCTCCTTTCGCTAACTATTTGCCATTAGTTGGCGGGTCAATTCATCTACAGCCGCAGGGCTGGTAACCATTCCCCTTGGTTCCGTCGTACCCGTCCCGGCAACTGCTGCATTTAGACGGTGGTGGTTTTGGCCATTCCATTGCGGCGCGCTCCCATCCGCAGTCATGACACTTTGCTGGCCCGCAGATGCCGGCAACTGGGTCGAGGTGTTCGACGCTCCAGTGCATACCGAATCGGCACTGTAAGTGCTTCCTGAAAAATCGTTCTAAGGCTTTCATGCTGCCCCCTCTGGTCTGGTCAACTTTCCTTTAATAGTTGGGGAGCCTTCCGGATCCCTTTCCGGATCCCTTTCCGGATCCCTTTCCGGATCCTCTCTCGTCAACTTTCTCGCATTAGTAAGTTAAAGCAGCAAATCCTTCAACTTCGTCTGCCGCATAACGTCTCCTACCTTCTTGACTACCACGCCCCACCCTTTGTCGCTGCACGGTTGTTTGCCACTGATCGCTTCGACAATGCTGACAACGCTCATGTCAATGTTAGTTATTTGATAACCGCCACCAGGGCCGCGCACAACGGCAACCAAGCCCGCCTTTTTCAGCTTCGAGAACATCTGCTCGTAATATGACCCAGATAGATGTTGGCGCCGGGCCAGGTCGGCTAGTTTGACTGGCCCCTCTTTGCCGTGTTTGGCCAAGTCGATCATCGCGACCACAGCACGTTTGCATCTTTTATCCATCATTTCTGCGTACCTCATACAGTTGCTATGGTTATTAAAGCCTACTTTTGGGAAGGTTTCAAGACATTAGTTCCAGCATGATTCCGCCGTCATCGGCCCAACGCTTCTCTGCCCATACGCTCCATACAGCGCAGTCCTGCTTGTGAGTGGCATCGAGCACTGCTTTGAGTAGGTTGTCTACGTCTGGCGTCTGCTGGTGCGGCTGTAGCATCATCTCGGCGCGCTTCTTCTTGCTCCAGCTCTTGGGCATCGGGATAAAGAAAGTGATCTTCTGGCCACTATGCTCAATCTCCAGGCCCTTCGCTCTGCATTCGTCGGCAAAAGCCCGATACCGCATGACGCATGGGCGTTGCTTCCACTTGTCGGCGCGCGTCTGCCGCGGCTTGGTGCAGGGCGTTATGTCGTAGTGCATCAGACCAGTTCCTGTGTCATTTCGATCAATGATTGCTGGCTGCCAAACATCTCCTCGAACTCAGCCAACCGGCCGTGCACATACCCGCCAGGTTTCTTCTCGGTGCCCTGGTGATGCCCTCCGCACAGCCCG